AATATTTAGAATCTAAACTTGCGTAATGGCATTACCCGCAAATGGTGCATTATCATTCGATCAAATAGGGGTAGAACTACAAAGAGCAAGTGGTTCTATCCTTAATATCACCACCGCAGAAACGGGGGGTTATGTAGCATTAAACCCTTATAGCACTTATAAACCCGATGGTGTAATTCCTTCTTCGGTTTCCGAGTGGTATAATTATAATCATACCCAATCACAATTAGCACCTTTCTTTCAAATTACCAAATCGGCACCAAGTGATGTTAATGTTAATACTAACTTTAACTTTACAATCACCGTTGCCAATAGTGGTAATACTTCTACCAATGGATCGGCGGTAGTGGTTACCGATGTGATGCCCGCTAATATGCAATTTGTGACATATAATGCACCGGGATGGAATGTGAACTCATTCGGTACAACTATCCAAGCTACAAGGTATGATGTATTGGCCCCTAACAATGCTTATCCACAAATAGTATTTACCGTTAAGGTTGTCAATTGTGCATCGGGTGCTTATTACAACCAAGCTAATGTTTATGGTGGAGGCACAAGTGGCACTCAATATTCTAATACAACCACCACTAATGTAAGTGTTTTTAGTGCAACCATTAGTTTAACAAGGTCTATCCAAAAGAATGATTGTGGGCAATTTTGTAGTGGTTCTTATGTAAACGTAACATCACCTTCATTTACTCGTAGTTCATGTACATCACAAGGGGAGGCTGATGCTTTAGCTACAAGTGATGCTAATAATTGGTTAGATGCCAATGGGCAAGCCGTAGCTAATGCTAATGGTTCATGTAATTGTAACCCACCAACATATTCTTTAGTTAAAAACTTAGATACTGCTAATCCCATTTATGTAAATGGGGCAATGCAATGGTTTATAAGATTGACAATTCAAAATAACAATACTGTTGGTACGGTAACAATAAGTGATAATGTAGGTGGTCATCTTAATATTACAAATCACATAAAACCTGCTGGATGGACTTATTATGAATCGGGAGGCAATATTAATTTTTACACAAGTAGCACATTAACAGTAGGTAGTACACATGATTTTTATATTATAGGTAATGCTAATAATGTTGGAACATTTACTAATACTGCTACTGTTGGTGGTGGTGGTGGTAATGCTACTTCTGCAAATGCCTCCGTTACAATATTGCCCGCAGCACAAGCATCATTTAGCAACTTTATTGAAACAAATAATGCCAATCCTATATTTAAGCCAAGTAGTAATACTTTTGCGGTTCACTTAGTTGATGATAATACCATTAGGCATAGCATAAGTGTTACCATTAACAATGCAAGTGTAGCAACTAATAGTCTTAGAGTAGGAAGGCAAGTAAGTAGCCCATTATATACTATTGGTGGTGGATCAAATCATGCGAGTTGGACTTATAATGGAACGGAGTTTACTAATAATACTACCTTATCACCGGGTACTTATAACATCGGTTATGTAGATTATAAAATAGTTGATTTTGGATTCTTAGGAGTGGAAACTTCATCAAACCAATTTATTTTATACTATAATAATAATCAAATAACTAACTCGTTTAGTCAATATAATGTTGCGGGTAGAGCTAAAATTAATCTAAGATTATTTTGTTCATTTGGCGGAGTTAATAATAATTGGTTAGGTAATTACATATTTGCTTTAGACTTCAATGGAGGTTCCACTGTCTTTTATTCATTTGCGATTACCGAAATTTATTCTAAGAATTGGCTTATAGTGACATTATACCCTACAATTGGTTCTGGAGTTGCAATGAGTGGATATGAAATGTATCCAAGTGGATTTAGTTTAGCTAATTACAATGCAAGTGTAACTTATAGTTTATTTGGGCAATGTAATATTACTAATTCAAACGCAATAGCTTATGAATGGGGTAATCCATTTTATTATGATTCAACAGTTAGTATTGTTGTGGATCATGATGGTATAACGGGAAGTTTTATAACTTGCTAATATTAAAATAATTAACTTATATTTGTTGTGTAATCAATATTTATATGGTTGACAAGTATCGCAAACTCATAAACAAACAATACAAAATGAAAAAATCGTACAAAGATCTATTTATGGTTGTCGCTTACATTGCTGGTAACATCTACAATGAAGAAACAAAAGGTCAAAAGAAATTAGGGATTATTCGTAAAAAGTTACAGTCCTATTTAGATGCTTATAATGAAGATAGAGATGCTTTACGTTTAGATTGTGCCTCTTGTGATGATAAGAATAATGTTATCATGGATGAGAAAGGTGAGTATAGCTACACTAAAGAGAATCTTGCTAAGTTGAGCAAACAAATAAAAGAATTAAGTGACAAGGAGTTTGATTATCAAACAATTGTTATTAATAACCCGGCGGAATTAGATCAATACGTTTTCCTTAATGGATGGGTTAGTGGAGTAGAGTTTAAAATAGAAGAAGAAATAGAATTATAAGATATGGATTACATTGTTCGTATAAAGCCTATTGAGGCATTTGGTACTATTGCAACTCGTTTGCATATTCGTTTATTCTATGTGCTATTTGGTAGCAATCAAACTTGTTTCTTGGAATACAAAACATTTGATGGTGCATCAATGTACACTAAGAACTTAGTATTACCCGATAGCCTTGTAGCTAAGTGGGGTACGAATGATGACTTAATCTTACAATATATCATTAAAGCCGAAGGTGTTGTTATAGATGATTCTCCGGTATTCTTTGCCGATGAGCAGGCCCAACTACAAACAAAAGAACAATTAGCAACTCCTACCGAGGTTGATTATCAAACCACAAGTGAGATTGTTGATGAAACAATTGCAAGTAATGTTGAACCTTTAATCAGTAATAAATAAGATGAACTTTAATTTTGAAGATGTAGTGTTACCGGGTATATTTTCTGCTTTAAGTGGGTTTTTCGGTTGGATTGTAGGGAGAAAGAAGGAACACGTTGAAGTTCAAAAGACTGAAATAGAAAACGTATCCGATGCAATTAAGTTATGGCGAGAAACTGCTTTAGAATTGAAAACCGAAGTTGCTGAATTGAAGACTAAGGTTGAAACATTAACAACCGAGATTCATGGTTTAAGAACCGAAAACATTGAATTAAGAGCAAAGCTTAATGAAAATCACAAAGATAAGTAATCTTGGATTAGAGTTAATTAAGAAATACGAAGGGTTTAAAGCTAAGGCTTATTTATGCCCAGCGAAAGTCATCACAATCGGTTATGGAAGTACTTACTACGAAGATGGTACTAAAGTTAAATTAACCGATTCCCCAATAACACAAGAGAGAGCCACCGAACTATTGGAGGCTCTTTTAGTTTCTTATGAACGTAGTGTTGACTCCTATTGTGTTGACACCATTAATCAATATCAATTTGATGCTTTATGTTCTTTTGCCTACAATTGTGGTGTAGGTAATCTAAAGAGTTCTACTCTTTTAAAGAAGGTAAATAAGAATCCTAATGACCCTACAATTAAAGATGAATTTCTTAAATGGAATAAGGGTGGAGGCAAGGTACTAAGTGGACTAACTAAACGAAGAATTGAGGAGGCTCAATTATATTTCTCATGAAAAAATTAACATTTTTGTTTATACTTTCTTGCATAATATCTTGCAAGCCTTCTAAGGTTGTAACAGTTGTATCCGAAAAGATACGAATTGATACGATTCGTGATTACAAAGTAATTACTAAATACAATGCTATCCATGACACACTAACAATTGACAATCCTTGCGATTCTGCTGGCATCTTAACGACTTTCTACTCAAAGATAACACTACCACAAGGCAAGGTAATTATAAGGTCTTACAAGGGAAGTATTAAAGCCACAATAGACATTGATTCTATTGCAAGTGTTTATGAGAAAAAGTATCGTAATAAGGAAACTTCTAATGTCACTAATTCTTCTAAAATTGTGACAAGAAACATTATTCCTTCGTGGGCCATTATCACCATTTTAATTGAGAGTTTAATTATAGTTGGATATTTATACTTCAAGTATCTACTTATGCGTTAAAATAAACCAAAACAAATAATGCCGGGATTCAAACAAATGATCATTGAGGCTATTGAATTATTCAATAGTGGCGGTGCAAAGAGTAAACATGATGCAACGAGAATTATAGGTAAGAAATATAACTATAACCCAGAAACATTACGCAAGTCATATAATAGATATGAAGACAAAGCAAAGATTTCGGAAAATCACGAAGGTCTTGCATCTCATTGTCAAGAAAGGGGAATAGATGTTAATGATGTAACTCTTTATTGGGATAAGACTAAAGAATATTCCGTAGCCGTTAGATTAGATAAGGCCCAAAAGACTTATGAAGATTTAAGAGAAGAAATTGTTTCTTCAATGAATGAGCATTCTCCTAATTATAACAAAATAGTTTATGAAGAAAATGTAGATTGTCATTTACTTGTTATTGACCCTGCAGATATTCACATTGGTAAATTAGCTACTGCTTTTGAAACTGGGGAAGACTATAATTCTAATATTGCGGTTCAAAGAGTGCATGAAGGGGTAGATGGTATTCTTAATAAAGTCAAAGGTTTTAACATTGATCAAATATTATTAATTATTGGTAATGATATATTACATATTGATACCCCAAAGAGAACCACTACAAGTGGCACTCCACAAGATACCGATGGAATGTGGTATGAGAATTTCTTATTAGCTAAACAACTTTATGTAGAAGTCATTGAAAAGCTTCGTTTAATAGCTAAGGTTCACGTTACTTATAATCCTTCTAATCACGATTATACCAATGGTTTCTTCTTGGCCGACATTATCCAATCATGGTTTAGACTTGATGACTCAATAACATTTGATTGTTCGATTAACCATCGTAAATATTATAGGTATCATAACAATCTTATCGGATCAACTCATGGTGATGGTGCAAGAATTACCGACTTAGGATTATTAATGGCCGAGGAGGCTAAGAAAGATTGGGGTGACACCAAACATAGATATGTTTATACACATCATGTTCATCACAAAACATCAAAGGATTTTATAGGAGTTACGGTGGAAAGTTTAAGGAGTCCATCGGGTACAGACTCTTGGCATCACCGCAATGGATACGTTCATGCACCTAAAGCAATTGAAGGTTTTTTGCATTCAAAAGAACATGGACAAATCGCAAGAATTACAAATATTTTTTGATACATTTACCCTTGCGTTTCATTTTGTGTTTGTTTTGTGGTTTGGATTGCAAGGGTGGCAAGTATTGTCACCTTTTGCATTAACAAAAAATTTGTATATTTGTATAAGCAACTGCAACTGCTATCAAAAACTTTAATGGCTCATTTCAATTTTAGGACGTTGCAGACCTACTCTTGATTTGGGCCTTTATATTATATGTCAATTTGGAAAAAAATTATAGGTTACGAAGACCTGTACGAAGTTAGCACTCTTGGAGAAATTAAGAGTTTTCACAATGCAAATGAAAAAGAAATTAAATGCACTATTCATAAACATAATGGATATTGTTATTTTCAATTATCAAAAGATGGTAAAAAGAAAACAATGAGATTGCATAAAGTTGTTTTATCAACATTTGTAGGTTATAAAAACCAAGTAATTAATCATAAAAATGGAGATAAAACCGATAATAGACTTGATAATCTTGAATATGTAAGTAATAGAGAAAATTCTTGTCACTATTGGAAAGGAATAAAATTACCCGGAGTAAATTATATTAAGATGTTAAATAAATATAGAGCAAGAATTTTTCATAATGGTAAAAGTATTCATCTTGGATATTTTGAAACGGAATTATCGGCTTATAAAAGTGTAAGGGAATATGAAAGTGAAAATAAAATATATAATAAGTATAGATAAAAAATCCCAAAAGTTAAAAACTAATGGGATTCTATAATCGTATGAAATCAAATTAAAATGCTGGTTTCGAATAATTTGGATTATAATCTTTTATTGTACTGGTAGATACATCTACATACATTTCTGCGGTTTTACATTCTCCATCACGATTTTTCATGAAGATGTACTCTAATTTGTTGTTAAATTCTACATTAGCATTATTTTCTTCTCTTGCCCTTTCATAAGAATAATAATCTTCCCTATAAAGACCAATTACAACTGATGCCATTTGTTCTAATTTACCTGTTGATCTAAGATCGGATAGTTTGGGCCTATGTGAACTCCTGCCTTCTGATTGTCTATTTAATTGTGCCGCACATATAAAAGGAATATTCAATTGCTTACATAAAAGTTGTATCTTATCGGCTACACTTCCAGCCATTGCAGTTTCTTGTGAAGGATTAATTTTACTATCTGTCATTAATTGAATATAATCTATCATGACAATATCTATATTTTTCTCTCTAACAATCTTCATTATTAATTTAGATAAATAATCTATATCTCTTGAATTGCCATCATACCAAGTAATAGGTAATTTTTCCAATTTAGTTATAGCTTGTTTTTGAATATCAGAAAATTGATTTATATCTATTCTTCCTGTTTTAATTTTTGAATATGGTATGCCATTATCAAGTTGACCGCTTATCATCCTATAAATAAGAGAAATAACTGGCATTTCAAGGGATAAAAACAAAACCTTCTTATTCATTTCAGCAGCACATCTTGCGTGTTCAAGCAATGCTATTGTTTTACCTTGGCCGGGTCTTGCAGCGAATAACACAACATTACCCTTTAACCAACCACCTGTAACATCATCTAATATCTTATACCCCGTAGGCACACCACTTAGTGATCCATTGGTCATTACATCACCTATTGTGGATACGGCAGTCATTAAGGCATCCTTCATTTCAATGATTTCATTAGAATCATTCTTAATAAGGTCATTGCCTATTGAGTTTGTTATCTTATCCACAAGTGTAAAGTAATCATGTCCATTAGCTAAATCATTATTTAGTTCCCTTGATAAATTTAGCAAATCCCTTTTACCTTTCAATTCGGCTAAGTAAATAAGTAACTCATTTGCATTTAATGGATTCCTACTTGTTGTGGCCCCCAAGATTAATGCCCAATCATTACTTCCTTGCGTTTTAAGCCTTAGTACAAGGTCGGATAAGGAAAACGTACCACTCTCTGAAAATAATTCAATACAAGTCAAGTAAATGGCCTTAGTGGAGGCAAAGTGAAATACATCGGGGTTGATTGCCTTTTGGCATTCTTTAGTTAATGATGGGTAATTACAAAGAAGTGCGATAACTTCCTTCTCCGCATCTAAATCTGCGAATGATACTTTATTATTTGATTTCATGTTATTTTGTTATTCTAAAACTTAAAAGGATTTTCTTTTGTTTGGATAACTCTTGGCAGATAAATTTCATCTTCCCAAGTACGTTGGTTAAGGTAGGTTATAGGGTCTTTCCTAAACTTAACATCGGGGGTGTACTTAATGTAATAAGGCAATGTTTCCATAATCTTATTTATCTCTGAAATAGAACATCTAAGAAATTTGGCCTCTACTTTAACTCTATTAGTTTTTTTATTATACAAGTTCCAGAACTTCTCAAATAATACTTCCTTCTCATTAACTTCTTTAAGAATCTCATTAGCATCTACCTTAGATATTAATGGCATCTCAAATGGTTTATCTTTTGGATATATCAATTCAAGTCCGGGTGTACAATGTAATCTCAAATCATTTAAGCTATCAAGTAATTCTTGATCCTTAATGGCCAAATTTAATTTACTTAAAACTTCTTGAAGAAAATCCCCAAGTCCAATTTGATTTTTCATGATGCTTGTTTGTTTATCCAATCTTTAAACTTTTTTATTTTAGCAAAAGAGCCATATTGATCACGACCTTTGCTATTTTTTAACCGATATACCCAGTAGGTAAGAGTGTAATGAGTATTCTCCATGAGTATCCCATCAAACACTTTTACATTAAACAAGGGTTTATTATTGGCAATATACTGTTCCACCCAATCAATTGCCATTAAATTATAATCTTCTTGCGTTTTCATTTTCAATTTATAGATTTAATTTTTATCTAAATT